TGACGGTCGAAGGGCAAGGCTATCCTTGGCCGCCTGGACGCGGGCCAAGTCGCGCTGGCGGGCTTGGCGCTTGAGTGCTGCGAGGTCGAAGGTCATTGGACTTGCAGGGAGATTGTTGCCGCCGTCCAGTTGGTCCACTGCATGAAGACTTCCAGCCCGAGGGTTTGGTCGAGGTTGGTTTCGGTCCAGTAGCCGTAGACAAGCGGGGTCATGGTGACGCTGGGGCACGCCTGGGTGCCGGTGAACGGCCAGCGATAGATGATGGTTCCGGCTTCCAGGCGGCCGGCGGACTGGACCTCGCAATGAAATATGACGAGCCAGCGCCACCCGCCGTCGTCCGTGCCGCACTCGACGGTGATGGCCCTTATATCCAGGTAGGATACCGCGTCGGTTATGCGGAGCTCGCCGGGGTCGAAGGGGACGATGAACGAACCGGCGGCCGCGCGGTCGAACTGGTAGACGCCGTTGATAGCCTGGGAGCCGGTGACGCCTTGCTGGGTGTCCTCCAAGCCGGACACGGTGACGGTGGCGAAGATGGGGTAGGGCTGATTGCCGCAACAAGGGGCCGGGTTGGGCGGGCCTGCGCAACCGTTATAGTCGGACTTGCTGTAGCCGATCCAGCCGACGCCAAGATAGTCGGCGGCGTTGGCCGTCTGGTCCAGTTTGATGCTGAGGACGTAGTCCGAAATGCTGACGGCCGCCGTGACGCCGTTGACGTGGAGCAGTCCGGCGGAGGCATCGTAGTAGAAGTTGATGGGGTACCAGTCGTAGACCCAATCCGCCACCTCGATGGCCTTGAGCTGGCCAGCCTGGGTGATGGTGGCGTGGGACACGTCCTCCCAGGCGGCGTTGTACTGGATGCCGGAGCCGGTGCCCGAGTAATAGGTGAAGGTGGCCGTTCCGAACGTGATGGAGAACTTGACGCCCTGGGTGAACTTAGGGAAATAGAGGTGGATGGTGCCTTGCCAGTCGTCGTAGCCGTTGCCGGGGATGAGGGCCGGATTGAACGGGACGGACAGGGTGGATCCGGGGGCGTAGGTGATGGCCGCTTGGCCGTAGCTGGGCCAGCCGTGGTGATTGCTGGGGCCAACGGACCAGGTGCCGGAGGTGTTGACGGCAAGGTAGGTGGGGGCGGTGCCGGGGAGATACCAGCCCCACGTGTAGCCGGCGATCACGCAGTTGAAGTTGAGGGGCGGGCAGTATTGATACGGCTCCGGGTCGGCATCCTTGGCCTTCTGGAGGGAGAAATACTCCAGAACGACTGGGCCGTTTGTCTCAATGACGAGATTGCCGGTGGGGAGGGAGGTGGTCTCGTAGACGAGGCCGCCGCTATTGTAGAGGTCCGGCAGGCTAGGGTATTCGCCGCCAGAGACCATGCCATTGCTGGCGGACAGGGTGAGTGTTTCCGACGCGTTGACGATGCCGACGACGCTTTCCGCGTAGGTGGTGGTGCCGTACTGGAGGCGGTACATCTTGGCATTGGCCTTGCCTTTGATGACGTGGAGCCCCCAGTTGCCGCACCGGATGGTGACGCGGGTATTTTGCGGACAGGCGGACCAGTCGAAGCCGATGGTGACGTGCCACTTGGAGGGCTTGGAGCCGGTGTAGGTGATGGATCCGCCGCCACTGGGGAAGCGGACCTGGCCGTTGACGACGGGGACGGATCCGGTCCAGCCGGCGAACTCGCCGACGGTGCCCTCGATGATGTCGAACTCCTGGTGGTGCCAGACGCAGTTGGCGTCGTAGCATTCCGGGGTGGACGGGCATCCGGCCTTGTCCCTGGCGTGGTGGAACAGGTAGACCTCGCGGACGCGGAGGCGGCCGGTGAACTCCTGGGGCGTCTCGAAGCCGAACTGGGGATAGATGGTGCCAAGGTTGGCGGCGCAAATCGACTTGCCGGCCACTCCCATGCCGGTGCCGATGCCGTTGACGACGAACACGCTGCCGGTGGTTGGGTCCACGGATACGCGCCACCACGGGGCACCGCCGCCGGGGTTGGCGGTGGCGATGATCTCGCCGGCCTGGTTGCGGAGGGTCATGGCGTGATTGCCGGCGGCGTCCCGGTCCACCTCGACATAGTGGGCGGTGGTGACGCGAAGGCGCCAGCGGTCGGGCTGGCCGGAGTTGTCCACGTGGGCGAAGGCGTTGTAGGCTCCGGTGCCGAGGATGGTGCTCTTGAGGTGAGCCGAAGCCCCCTGGACGCTGGTTGCCAGCGATTTGCGGCTGGGACAGTTGTAGGTGACTTGCTGGCCTGGGGTGCCGACGAACTGGGGCGGGTCGATGGGGCATCCGTGACAGAGCTGGCGGCCGTTTTCCAGCCAGCCGGGATGGGCGAGCTTCCATTGGGAGCCGAGCTTGTTGTGCCAGTCCGAGTTGATGGGGACCCAGGCGAAGCGGCCGGCCGGGTTGAGCTTCCACTCCCAGGTGACTTGATACGTGCTGGGATCCGTGCCGCCGTCGGCGTCCGTGGTTTCCGGGTCGAGGTTCCAGGCGTCCGCGGTGAAATTCCAGTCCATGATGAGCCGGGAGTCATCCACGGTCTGGCCGATGTTGACGTTGAGGCAGTCGAACGTCTCGCCCCACTTGTAACAGCCGCAACAGTCCTGGTCGGGTTGGAGCCCGTCCTTGTCGAACGGGAAGCCGCCGGGCTTGAAAAGCCAATGGGGCTGGTCGGTTCGCTCGATGTCGGAGAAGGCCATGGGTCACCAGTTGCAGATGGCCTCGCTGACGACCCATCGGCCCTGCGCGGCGTCGTACTGGACGCCGACGAAGGCCTGGCTGGGGATGACGTACCCCGGCGATGAGAACTGGGCGTGGACGGTGAGGAGGGCCGTGACTCCGTTGATGCCGCCGTAGACGCTGGCGGTCTGGGAGTAGCCGGGCTGGAGGTCGTCGTCCAGTTGGGCGAGGTGCCACGGAGCGCCGGAGGAACGAGCCTCGTAGTACGCGCCGCGCTGGTAGACGCGGATTCGCTCGCCGGCCAGTCCCCAGAACATCCCCAGATAGTCGCGGACGGTGACGACTTCCGAGGCGACGGAGTAGCCGCCGATGCCGCCGTTGAGGTTCTGGCTCCAGACAACGGGGTTGGCCGCCGCTGGGGCGTTTGGGTGGAGGGCTTCCGAGAGCTGGACCCACGTTTCCCGCTGGGGTTGGGCGCCGAGGCGGCGGGTGTAGACGCCGGTGCCGTCATAGATTGTGCCCGGCTGGGCGGAGAACTGCAGAGCCGCCTGGCGGATCAGCTTGAGATGCTCGCCCCGGAGACGTTGGCCACGGCGAAAGTGAGGGACACGATCTCGCATTGGTCACCAAGTCCAAAGGGCGGAGAAGTCGGCCGCGGGATAGTTGTTGTAGATAGCCCCGCCGGCAACATAGATGCTTTCCCAGGACTGGGTGTCCTTGCGCCAGAACCTGTTCCAGCCCGACGGCTTCCAGTTGAACCGGTAAGGAAGGGTCCACCCGGCAGTACCGCTGATGCTGACGGTGCGCTGGGGAGTGGCACCAGCGAACAGGAGTGTTTCTGTGGCGAAGGTTCGACCGAGCGACCTGCAGCTCACAGGAGCGTTGTTTACGTACCCGACCAGGGAAGTGGCCGCCGCCGGGATTGCTGGCAGGCTGTAGAACGTGAGGACGTAATCCAGTTCCCGGTTGAGGCGGCCGGGGGCCTCCATGTCCGTAAGAGCGTCTCCGGCTGGCGATCCCCAACAGAAGTTCAGCGGATCGAGCGTGATGAACTCCGCCCGCGGTTCGAGAACTTCGGAGAACAGATCCCCGGTGGCCGGATCTCGCTCCTGATCGAACAGGCCGTACTGGAGCGTCAGCAATGCTGCCTCGTAAACGGCCAGGTCGGGAAACGATGTCTGGCCGAGGAGCTTGGCCTGAATGGGGACGACGGACGCCGAACGGAGCCGAATTCCCCAGGCTGTGTTGTAGGGGTAGACCTCGCCGCCACCATTAAAGAGTGTGGACAGCTTTGCATGCCGGTCCGCCCACGGGCCGACGAGTTGGCGGGTGGCCGTGATGGTGTCCGGGCCGATCTGCTCTTGCGGATAGCCTGGTGCTTCTCCCCAATCCATTGAGTTACCCCAACCTTCCGGCGTTTTCGAGTGCGGGCGTGATGCTGCCGGCTATACTGGCCAGATGCTCCTTGGACTCCTGGAGCAACAACCGCATGGCGGCCGTCTCCTCGGCGGTCTTCTTGGCAGCTTCCGTCTGCGGGTCACTGGCGGCTGACGACGAGATGCGTTTATAGAGACCGGTGAGATCGTCGTACCCGGCCTGAAAGCTGGGCATTCCCAGGGCCTCGTACTGCCGTCTGGTGGAGGCGATCGACTCGGCGCGAATGGCTGGATCCAGATCGAGCGTGCGGAGGCCACGCATTTCTACACGAAAAGCGTCTCGGAGTGCCGACGGATCAAGGTTGTCTCGCGTGAGTTGGTCGAGCTTGCGTTTGGCGAGTTCTGGCGTAAAGCTGGAATCGGTGCGGAGCCGCTCCTTGATCTCCTCCAGCTCTCGCTTGAGGCGTTCCGACGGCGTCCTTGTGTCCTCCTCCACTTGCCTGGTGTAGTCGCTTTCGGAGTCGCGGTTGACGAAGCCCGGCAAGATGTCGGTGCCGCGTTTCGCGACAGCGCCAAGCGCGCCCGTGTAGCCGCCAATGATCGCTCCGATTGTGCCCTTGGGGTCTTTCTGCATTCCGCTCACGATGTCGCCGACAACGCCGGGAAGGATCTCACCGATCCCTTCGCCCATTGCGCGGCCCATCGCCCGGCCACTTTCCTTCCAGCTGTCGGCCGTGACGGTCACAATCTCCTTGTTCTGCGACTTTAGAGCCCGGGTGAGGCTCGCCATGGCCTCCGAGGCAGCAGCCAGAACGGTTGCCTTGTCGGGCACCACCCAGTCCGTGGCGGTCACCCCGTTCGCCGCTGCGTCGGCCTGGACGTCACGCATTCGCCGGATCGCGTCCAGCGAGCCCTTGATCTGGTTGAACACGTCGCGCCACTTGCCCTCCGCTTTCCCGGCGTTTTCCAGGTCGGTCATGATCTTGGAGACCTGGACACCGGACGACTTGAGGATCCGCTCGGCGGCGGCGAGTTGCTTGGGATCGAGCAGTTGGGGCGATTTTTGGTACCGCTGCGCGGCTGCGGCGACTTTGTCGATGGCGTCCTTGGCCGCGTCAAGGGCGCCGTTCTTTCCAAACGCCTGTTCGATGCCGGCGGTAGCCCGGCCCAGCGATTTTCCTTGGGCGATCTTCTCCATGCGTTTGTCGATGTCGGCCAGCGCGTCGTCATAGGTGGCCAGCGCTTCCGCCTTGCCCACCCCGATGCCATGCTCGGTGTTCCACCGCATGTAACGGAGAGCGGCCTCCTGGAGCTTGAGAATCTTCAGCTCCGCACCCTCGGCAGCAGCGCCGAGATCGTCGGCCCAGGCCGTGACCACGGGTGCGAGTTGCGATCCGATCACTTCGGCCAGGTCGCCCAGTGAGTTCTTCATCTGCTGGATCTTGCCCGAGGCGGTGCCCGCTACCGCTTCGGCCGCGCCGCCGAACTCGGACTCAAGCTCCTGGAGGATGATGGCCTGCGCCTTGGCCACCTGGTTGGTCTCGACGAGCGTCTTGATGAGCTTCTTCTGCTTCTCGGTGAAGCTGACGCCCACTTCGCCGAGCGCCGCCACGCCCTTCACGGGATCGTTGAGAGCCTTCCCCACTTGGACTGCCGCGGACTTCAAGTCCTGGTCCATCACCGTGGCCATGTCCTGGATGGCTTTGACGGCGCGGAGATAGGTGGGGCCCTGGATCTCCTTGAACGTCGCCAGTACGGCCATCATGGCAATCGAGGCTTCATCCCCGAACGTGGTGATGCGCTGGCGGTTTGCCGCAAGGCGCTCGAGCTGGTCGGCGGTGAAGCCCGCCGCGTACCCGGTGGACTTGAGCACGGCTTCCAGCTTGGCACTGGCCCGCTCCTGAACCGCGAATGCCTGCAGCGCCACGCCGGCCGACAGCGGTGCGCCGATTGCCGCGAAGATCCCGGAGACACGGGAAAGGACCGCCACGCTGCTGGCGCCGAAGGCGCGGATATGCCGCTCCGCGTTCTTCAGGGGCGACGTGAACCGAGTATCGCGGAGGATCAGATCGAGGATGACGGACGATGACATCTACCGGCCCTTCCTGCTGGCAATCCATGCCTGCGCCTCGGCGATCGAGCGAAACCGGCGAACGGGCCTGCCCTGTACCGACCCGTCTGCCGCGTACATGAGCTTCTGATCCAGAGTCAATTCCGCGACGACGCCCGGCCCCCAGCCGTACCGTTCGGCCAGGGCTCGATAGATCGGCCCCAGGTCCGGTTCTTGTTCCTCTTGCGGTGCCTCCGACGGCGATCCCTGCGCTGGGCGTTTTTTTTAGGGTCCTCCACAGGCTCCGCGCGGCCGCGGTGATTCAGTTCCAGCCACATCATGACGGCCGCCTGAAGGCCGGCCGGATCGTCCTTGAGTGCTCGGGTGATCTCCGCCGCAGAGACCCCAGGCGTGTTGTGACGCGTCGCCTGCCAGAAGACCTGGGCCCAACCCTCCAGCGTGTTGATCAGCGGTGCGCCCTGCGGGTTGTCCCACCGCGCCGTGGCCGCCTGGCTGATTGCCTCCCGGATCAGCTCGCGCCCGCCGGCGAGGTCCGGCTCCTGCGCAACGGCGTGGCGGGCCTTGTTGATGATCTGGGCTCCGACCCAGTTGTCCAACTCCGCTTCCATGCGATCGGTGAGCGGGCTGAGCCGCAACACCAGATCGCCGATCGTCACGGGGATCGGCGCCCCGGTTGCCTGCGCTCGTGAGGTCATAACGCTTCCTTGCTGCTGCTGGTGGTGGTGATGGATGGTCCCGAGGATCATCGCCACGAGGACGGTGGAACGCTCCGCCTACGCCGGTGGCCAGAAGGCCGCGGTGTCTGGCATCTTGATGTAGCCCTCGGCTCCGCCAGAGAAACCGCCGAAGCGGAGACTGACGCCGGAGCCCAAGACCTTCGCCGTCTCGATGTCGACGTTCGGCGTGTGGCCGTCGACCTTCAACCACTTGAACGCCCAGTATTCGGTGGCCGAGACGTAAAACCGGTACTCGTTCTCCGCGTTCAGGGCCGGCAGGGCGTCGAAGCTGGCGACCTCCACGTTGTAGCTGGCCTGGGCGCTGATGTTCCCCGCCAGCCGCTTGACCAGGCCGGCAGTGGCCGAGTTGACGTAGGTCTGGTTGGCGGCGGTGATCGTGAACGTGAAATCGGTCACGTTGTCGATCACCGTCTCCGTCGGATCGCTCCAAGTCGCCACCTTGCAGCCCTTCGAACTGGGCGGTTCAGGCACCGTGGCATCGGCCGCCACCGCGGCCCCGAGGGTCAGCGCTCCGTTTCCGCTGAAGTTGGTCGTGAACTCGATGGGCGCGGCCGAGGCGATATTCACGCTGAGCGTGACCGAGTCGCAGATTGCCGCCCCCGTCGCGCCCTTCGCACCGTCGACCGAGCCGGTGAAGGTGAACGATTCGCCCGGCATGACCGGCGGGGTATGGCCGTAGCTCTTGTAGGAGCCCGACCAATCCTTGTTGCCGTCCAGCGTGATCGGCGCACCCTTCGAGCCCGAGGCGAAGATCTCCTTGAGGTCCGCCTGGCCGCTGACTTGCCAGTTGGCGACTTGAGACACGCCATTGACGGCGCCGAGTTTTCCGGTGAGCGGTTCGGTCATGATGCGTCTCCTTACACGGTGACGGGTGCGATGCTGGATTGGGTGAAGCTGAACAGGGCGTCCATCTCCCAGATGGTGGCCCAGCCGGGGATCGATTCGCGGCTCTCGGGATCGCCGAGCCGGGATTGTTGCTCGGTGGCCGAGAACCGCACCGAGAACGCGTTGGCGGCCGCGCCCCAGGTGAGCGAGACCGTGGTGTCGAGCAGGGCCGAGAGCGCGCGGATGCACTCCCACTCGACCGGCCAGATCGACGAGCCGACGCCCTCGGTGCCCGCCTGGTCGAACCGTTTCTCGTCGGTCGCGATCAGGACGCGGAATCGCTTCCTCGCCCGCATGGCTCCGGAAACATAGCTGTCCGGCACTTTCCCACCGGCGGCGAGGATCATCACCTGGGGAGAATCCGACGGGCCCGCCATGGGCTTGATCGGATGGCGGATGTCTCCCGTCCACTTGATGCGGTTCTCGGCGCGGACCATCGCGGTGAACGGCGTGTGCGCTTCGAGGATCGACCACAGATGAGCGTGGGCGACGGTGAACGGGTCTTGGCTGGTGGTGGTCGGCATCAGGAGTTCCCCGTCGATTCGGACAGGCGACGGATCGCCCGCTCCATGTCGGCCGCCATCTGACTCACCGTCCGCTCGTCGGGCGGGACGATGATCTCACGCTTGGGCAGATGGCCGGCCCCTTCCTGGTGCCACTGGGCGATCTGCTGGATGGTCACCGCCTGGACTGACGTGCTGTCATGGAGATCGGGACCGACACCGACGCGCACGCCGAAGGGAATGTCCTGCTGGAGCTGGCCCGGTTTGCGGGAGAAGAACGGCGTCAGCGCGGCGAATAGCTGGCCGGTGTCGCGGAGGATCGAGTACACGCCACCGGCCGCCACCAGCCGGCCGCCGCGGCGGGTATCCCGGGCGAGGCTGTTGCGGTTCGTTTGCCGGCCCTTCTTTCCCTGGCGGCGACGGGCGATCGTCGACAGCGCCAGTGCCGGCCAGCTTCCACCCCCCTTGCTGAAGCGGTCGAACCGCTCCTGGGCGAAGGAGCGAAACCGCGCGGCCCACTGGTGCACCGCCTGGCGGACCGGTCCGTTCGCCGAGCGCGACAGGTCAGCGTTGAGCTGAGCCTGGAACTTGTGCAGCGGCTTCAGATCGATCTCGACTCGCATCCTTAACCCTCGAAGCACAAGCGGCCCGGCAGCCATCCCTGACCACCAGGCCGCCCGTCCATCACCACCGAGCGCGCGTCCATGCGGAGCGGGATGGCTCGTTACGGCGTCACGTCCGCGATGAAGATCGCGTTCGGCACCTTGATCACCGGGAGGAACGTGTCACCGAAATACTGCGTTACGCCCGGCGGGTTGATCGAGACCGCTGCGTAGCTGAACATCCCCTGGGCCGGCTGCAGGCTGGCCAGGGCCTGGGCGGCGTCGCCCGAGAGCGTCAGGCTCTGCGGGATCGGATACGTCCCCTCGAGCCACTCCAGCCACTCCGGACCGGGCTCGGGCGCGAACACCACCAGGTCGTCGGCCGCCCAATCGGTGTCCGAGCCGGCATGGTTGGTGAAGAACGCGTCGTACACGGGCACCCATTTGAAGCCGCCGATGTCCGGCAGCTCGTTGCGCGCGACCTTCTCGGCGAAGGACGGAGTGCCGGCGATGAGCGCCTTGATGGCGGTATTTGCAGCGAAATACTTCGGGATGTTGGCTCCGTAGAAGGCGTACTTCAGCGGCGCCCCGTAGTCCCTGCGGGCCTGCTTCTTGATCGCTTTCAGGTCATCGAGGATGTCGGTGCTGTCGGTGGCCCAGCTCGCGCCGATAATCCCGCCGAGCTGGTCGCGGTGGGCGGCGGCGATCTGGAAATCGATGGTGATCTTCGCTCCGCTGCTGGTGCCCAGCAGATTTCCCTCGCCGTCGAAGTAGATGTACCCCTTGAACAGCGCCGAGTAGAGCGACGAGACCCGCAGATTGGTGAACAGCTGCTTGAAGTCCGCCACCTGCCGGGCGACGGTCTGGGCCCCCATGTTCTGCTTGGCGGGGTTGTCCTCAGCCAGCAGGTTCATCACGTCGGCCGGCTTGACCTGGATCTCCTCGAACGTGTGGACGAGCGAGACGGGGATCTCGGCGATGCCGGTCAGTTCGCGCTTGCGGGCCGGGCTGCCGTAGTGAGCCAGGCGGGCCGTCTGCCGCGTACCCTCGACGCGAGTATAGGTCCCTTGGTTCCCCTCGACGGGCTTGATGTTGCTAGGCTGGGGCAGGAAGCCCGGCGGGAGGATGTCCTCCGGCACGCCGCCTGGCTTGCCCTGGATGAGCCCGCATAGGTTCTTTGCGCCGAGGATCTGTTCGAGGTTCTTGGGCATCGCTTGCGTCCTTGCGTCTGGTGGGCCGCTCGGCCCGGGAATCCCTGGTTACACGCCGCCGCTCCGTCAGGCGGTTTAGAAGTCGTCGTCGAACGAGTAGGCCAGTCCGTAGGCCCGGAGCTGGGCCTTGATCCACGCCTGGACCGACGCCTCGCTGGAGGCCTCGATCAACTGAGAAAAGTCCACCAGGCCGCCGATGATCGCGTCGGCCAGGTAGGTGTCGAAGTCGACGCCGTCCTGGTCGGTGACCTTGAGGCCATCCTCCTTGCCCTGGATGATGCGGGGCAGGTAGGTCCCGTCGTCGGCGCACACCAGGCTCCCGGCCTTCAGGGCAGCGTCCAGGGCGGAGCAGGTGATCGCCCCGGTAGACGTGTTCACCGCCGAATAGGTCTCCGTGAACGTGGCGACGGCCCCGCCGGCGGTCGGTGGGCCGACGAACCGCAGCGTGCCCGTCGCGCCTACCCGGCGGACGATCTCGACGGCTTGAGCCGCGGCGACCGTTACCGAGGTGGCGGAACCCGCCGCGTCGGCGGCCAGAACGCCGAGGATCGAAGGCGCATACTTGCCGCTGGCCGCGATTCTGCCCATGAGCAGGCCGCAGCGGAGCGTGGCCAGGTCGCCCGTGTTTCCACTGTCGCGGCTCTTGCTGCCGTCGACAATGACGCCCTGCGGCTTGAGGATCTTGCCCTCGGTGCCCCAGAGCACGTTGCGGAAAGCGGCGATCCGCGCCGAACCAATGCCGGGAAGTCGTCGGTCCATCGTAATTGCTCCCAAGAGGGCCTATTGCACGGCCCGATGAAACGGATTCCTTGAACGGTGCAGAGAGAACGGGCGACTCACTTCGCGCCGGCAGTGAGCTTCATGTTCTCCAGGATCTGCTTGGTAGCCTCGTCGGGTTCCTCGCTCCGCCGGCTGTTGGCCAGAGCCAGCGTCTGCGCCGAGGTCATCTCGCCCAGCGGCACGGGCTGGTTCTCCTTGAGGGCCTCGATGACGCCGTCGATCGACGAGGTGTCGCCGCGCGACAGGGAGAGCGTCAGCGCCCCGTTGTCCTTGCCCAGGAGCTGTTCGGCGAGCTTGTCGCGGGCGACTTTCGAGAGCCGGCCGGCGGCGACCAGGCCGTCGAGCTTGTGGGCGTAGTTTTCCGAAGCCAGCCGGACCAGCATCGGATCGACGGCCTTGCGGCTGGCGGCGATCGAGGCTTCTTGATCGGGGCTCTCGGCCGGTTTCTCCTCTTCGAAGACGCCCAGCGCCTTCTCGAGCTTCTTCATCAGGTCGCCGAACGCGGCCTTCTTCTCCTGGGCCGTCTTCGCCTTGTCGCGGACCAGGCCCATGACCTTGTCCGTGATGGCCTGGATGACGGCTTCGGCCGGATCGGCAGATGGGGCTGCCCCGGCAGTGGGATCAACAACGGTCGACATGGGCGTCTCCTGGGAGAGCTTGAGAACCAGAACGGATTGACCGCGCGACGCAGCCAGCGCCTCGAAGGGCTTGAGCCCCTGGATCACCGGATCGGTGCACAACGCGACATGCAGAATGGGCCAGTCGTAACTCTGCCCCTTGTCGTCGGTGAACCGCTTCTGGGTGAAGATCGACGTGTCGGCCACGCCGGCGAGCTTGATCGCTTCCTCGCCGTGCAGCTCGATCACCCCGACCAGGCTGTCACCCTCCGGGTACACGTCCACGAGCCAGCCGCGATTCTTCTCCGGGTCGGCCGCGCCCTCGTGTCCCACCGGTACCGGCGCCTTGTAGCCGGCCTCTCGCATCCGCGAAAACGTGGCCGCCCAGTGGTCGAGGGTCTTGCGATCGACTGAGAACGTGACCCCGTCGGCATCCTTAGTGAACGTGCCGGTGCGAATCAGCTCCTTGCGGAACCGCTGCACGGGCAGCCCGGCGGCGTCCTTCCGGACCGGCTCGATCGAGGCGGCCGGGGCGGAGGAAAGCGTCAGGGCGATGGTCCGTTCGTCGCGTGTCATGATGCGTGGGTTCTACCACGCTGCGGCGGAAACGCGAGAGCAGGAACGGGGGCCGTGTCCGAGCTGTCCTGAGTTGTCCGGTTCTGTCCTGTTTTGTCATGGCGCCGAGTCCATCTGGAAACGGGCAGACGCCGTACTGGGAGAGGCTCGACGATGGTAAGGGAGAAAAGGAGCGATCCAACAACCTCATTGCCAACGTGATTGCTTACCACCGAAAGAAACACGGCAAAACGAAGTAGCTTCTCGTTTTTCACGGTTTTCACGGGTGCTTTTCACGGTTTTCACGGGTTGCCAATTCACGGGTAGACGGCGGCATAATCTCCTCGGTGTTACGAACATCACCGAGGGCGTCCATCAATGCCAGCGTTCTTCTCGACCCGCGAAGTAGCCGAGCTGTTCGGCACTGAGACGTGGCGTGTCCGCCGCCTCTTCGAAGACGGCACTCTCAAAGAGCCAGGCCGGTTTGCTGGCAAGCGTGCTATTCCCCGTGAGGCGCTGCCGCAGATTCTCGATGCTCTGCGGTCGCGCGGTTGGATCAGGGAGGCCGAAGCGGCGACCGCATGAGCCAGGCCAAAGCCAGGAGGTCGAAGGCCCGCCAGCCGGTTATCCGACGGGGTTGCCCATCTTAACAACGCCCATGAATGGCCCTGGCGTCCCCGCTGGTGCGTTCCCTGTTCCGGGACGACTGCCGAGCCGTATCGGCCTCCGCCGTCGCATCCCTGGCGGTCCTGTGCGATGGGCGGAAGATCTCCGGCGGCCGCCGCATGGCCACCTTGAGCGGCCCGCGGTTCAGGTTGATCGTCAGCGGTGGTCGGGGGAAGAAGGTCATGCCGGCCGCGCCAGTCGCACGGTTCCCGATCGGGAGAGAGCCAAGCCGACGGCCTCGGGGTCGAACCGCCATTGATGGCCGACCTTTTTGGCGGGGATTCGCCCAGCCTGCGCCATGCGGATGACGGTCCGCTGGGACACGGCTAGCGAGCGGGCGATATCAGCAGGTCGAACATGCTTGTTCATCCGATGCGTCCTGCACGGTCGGGAACGGGAATCAGTGGTACCGTAAAGCACTAGGCTTAGCCTCGAACCGGATGCCGCGATCGCCGGGGTACGGCTGCCGGTGGTCAAAGCCACCGACATAGATGTCATCGGGGATGCCCTCGGGGAAGGCGGCACAGGAGAACGGCTTCCCCCACGCGTCGGGCGTGGGGTGGAGGTGCCGACAGTCCTCGCACTTGGGCCTGATCCCGATCATGTCCGGTTCCTCCGCTCCTTTGCCTTCCGTTCGATCAACTCGCCGATCAGCCGCGCCACCTCCCGCGGCTGCGGGCTGTTGCGGTACTCCGCCCAGGCCTCGGCGACGAGTTCCTTCGGGTTGGTCGCCGCGTAGCGCGAGACCTTGGTCACCGCGTCCACCGGCATCGGAACATGGTCGGCGACGATCTGTTTCAACTCCGGGTCAAGGAACTCCGTCCGTGATGCCAGCCCCAAGATCCCATCGACCTGGTGCCCCAGCTCGTGATCGACGATCGCCTTCGCGGTGCCCGTGCCCGCCGGGTGGAATCCGCTGGCGGCGTCCCTCTCGAGCTGAATCTTCAGGGCCTCCTGTCGGCTCGGCTTGAACCAGTGCTCGTTGAACTGGATCCCGCTGGCAACGTCGCCGCCGAGGTGCTGTGCCTCGACGCTGTGCGCCAGCACGTCCGATCTGACTCGGCCCAGCCGCCGCTTGAGGCCCTGGATGAACGCTGGCTTCCAGTAGCGGATGTCGTCGTCGCTGGCCCCGCGCCGACGCATTGCCGCCTCCATCTCCTCCGCCTTCTTCTCGATAATATAGCGGTTCTGCCGCTGGATCGAGCCGACGAACTTGAAATTCGCACGCAGCTCCGGGAACAACTCGGCATGCTCGGCGATTGACTGATTGACCGCGTTGGCCGTTTCCAACGACAGTCCGGTGAAATCGACCGCGTCGGCCACGTCGAGATCCCGCGCGATCCGCTCCGCTTCCTTGACCGTCTTCGCCACCCGCGGCTTCTTCACCCGCTCCACAGGGGGCTCTTGCGGCTTCGGCTTCGGCGCGCGGGGGCGTTTCGGCCGCTGCGGCTTTCGAGGAGGTGGCGGCGGCTCGGGTTCGGGCTCTGGTGCTGGACGCGGCCCAGGCGGCGGCGGAACAAGCGGTCCGCCACCCTTGGGCGGCTTCACGGCGCGGAACACCGTGCCTGGGTTCATCTGGAAGCCCTTGTCCGGCCCGGGCTTCACCTGTTTGCCGTCGACGAGAATCGAATCCGGAGGCGGGACCTCGCGGCGCTCCTCATACACGGCGATCGCCACGCAACGGCAGGCCCAGCCGTTGGGCGGATAGCCCGTCTGCCAGAACGGATGGTCCTTGGGAAGCTGCACGCCCTCCAGTCCGACGTGCGCCGGGCGGACGCGATCATCGCCCACGGTCACGTACTTGTAGCCCCAGAGGATCTCTTCAAGCTCGGGCGTGTTCTCCAGTTCCCAGCGGCCGGCGCCGTAGGCCATGGCCGTCTGGGTGCGGAAGATGGCCTCGATGGTGAATGAGTGGGCCGGCGTCAGGCCGGCGGCTTCGAAGGCCCGCGTCAGTTCCTTGATGCCTTCCCGCTTGTGCAGCCCTTTGGCCGTGATGTCGGCGATCGCCTGCTGGAGTTTCTTCTCCACGTGATCCGCTGCTCCCTTGACCACGCGGAGGGCCTCGGCATGGTGCTTCTCTGCCAGGTCGTCCAGCGTCCGCTGTGGCGTGCCCAGCCGCTTCACCAGGGCGTGGACGGCGTACTTGTAGCCAGAGTCCAGGTAGGCCGCCTTGCGTAGCGCCAGGGCCGCTGGCGCGTGCTCCTGGGCAAGCGTGATCGCGCGCCGCTGGCCGGTGAGGAAGCCCTCGAGCGTGGCGCCGGCGAGGATCGGCGTGGCCCGCATGATCTCCGCGCGGGCTGGGGCGATCGGATCACGGCCAGCCTTGAGCGCCGTGACCGCCGCCAGCTGCGCACGGAAGCCGATCTGCGCGGCGAGTGCCACGCCCCGCTGGAGCACGCGGCTCTTGTCCTGGTCCTGCACGCGCGCCTCACGGCGCTCCTGGGGAGCGACGCGGCCGGCGGGGCGGATGGCGACGGCTTCCATGCTCGGTCCTTAGGTCAGACGACCACTGCCGTGGCGGGCGCCTCCGCCGTGGCCAACGAGGCGATGAGCTTGTCCACCTGGCTCTCGGTGATCGTCGGGAAGGAGATCTTGATCAGTTCCTTGGCCGCGGCCGGCGGCAATTCACGGCTGACCACCAGCTGGCAGACCTCCATCAGGCTGGCGATCTGGGCACCGTTGAGGGCCGTGGATTGCACGCTCTCGGCCGCTGGTTGGGCCGGCTGCCCATCGGCGTAGATCTCGGCCACCGCTGCGCCCTTCGGATCGCCGGTATCCATGCCAGGCAGAGCAACGACGGGCGTTTCCTCACCTTCCGGGGTGGCCTCGTCGCGGCGTGGCAACTCGAGCTCGTCGCGGATCGCGTCGGTATCGAGCGCTCCATACTCCTCGAGGAATCCCTGGGGGTTGGCCAGGAACGAGCGGTACAGCTCGCGGATGAACTGCTTCTTGGCGTCCCGGATCGGAGCGGGAAGGAGCCTTACCTTGCCGCGCATCGAGTCCCCCCAGTTGATCGCCAGGACTTGGTCGACCGCGTGCCAGTTGACGAGCGACGTCAGGTACGCGTGGGCCAGCTCCGCCATGATCATCCCCATGTCGGCGTGCGCCTCGGCCTCGGCCAACGTGCCCATTTGCCCCTCGGTGACCGACCGCTCCGGTACCAGGATGCCGCGGCACTTGAGCGAGTCGAGGTACCTGAGCCGGTCGATGAATGCCATCTGCTGGCCGCCGGCAGACTCCATCAGGTCGATATCCCAGCCCATGGCCTCCGGAGCGATCTGGAACTTGTCGGTGAATGCCGAGAGATCGCGCTGGAAACAGACCGAGCCGGAGGACTGAAAGTTGGCGGCGATGCGGGCCGCGATCTCCGCATTGGGTCGATCGGTGCCGAATTCATCCTTGGAGGTGCCCGGCGGGAAGCCGACCTTGAGGTGCGAGCCGGCGAGCTTCTTGTCGTAGCGGGCCGCCCCGTCGTTGGCGTCGTTCCACCATTTGAGCGAGAGGCGGACATTCTCCATTCGCGGCTCGCCCAGCCAGTTCGCCCCCTCGACGCGGAAGGGGATCAGCAAGGCCTTGGCCAGCGGTACCACGGTCCGATCACGCGGCTGCGAGAACCCGGCAAACCGGCCGCGGTCATCGACCAGGATGTCGGTCAGATCGTGCAACAGCCCCTTGAATTTGCGGATGCGTGTGCGGCCCTCCGGGTCCTGATCGAACACCTTCTCAAAACCCATGTAGCCGAAGTCGATGTCACCGAACCGCACGACGGCATCCACCAGGGCCTGGCGAACGGGAAGGAACTGGGTGCGGACGAACTCCACGATCTCCTCGTCGACGTCGCGGTCCGCCTCGACGCTCCACTGGGCGGCGACGATCGTCGACACGGCCAGCTCTCGGGCGATGGCCACGGTGGGGTCGGTGCGGAGCTTCCGGTAGGTGGCGTAGGTGGCCGGCTGCAGCTCGGCGGCCTTGAGCACCGAGCCGGAGGTGAACGCCTGGCGGCGGGTGACTTCGCCCAGGACGGGCGGGATGGCGGTGTTCGGCATGAGCGATTCCCTTCGCTAACGAGTGAGGACCACGCTTTGACTGGGAGCGTCGATTCTGATCTTGACGGGAAAGAGTCGGTGAACGGCATAGCCCATGGCATCGGTGATGTGGCCGAGGTCTCCCGTATCCTCCGGCTCGCGCGTGCCCGGCTTGTAGTGACGTTGCTCGAGGTCCGCGATCAGCCTCGCGCAGCGGGGATCGATGAACATCCGCCGGTCACCCGACGCATTCAAGAGCATCGCGTTGCAGGCGGCGAACCGGTCCGCCTGGCTCGGATTGCTCGCCGGATAGTGCACCGTCCGGCCCAGCCGCTTGAATCGCGGGTCGTTCATGATCTGGGCGTAGTCGGTCTCCGCGGCCGCCGTATCCCGGGCCTTGCCGGTGGCATCACCGTAGAACTGGAAGCCGCCGCAATGGTCCTGGTACCGCTGATAGAGCACGTCGAGCGTGCCGATCGTGTTGGCGTCGCGGAGGAAGATCTCGTCGAACCACTCGATGCGGTCTGGGTACGTGTGGCCGATGGTCCAGCACATCGGATCGACGTTGAAGTCCGAGCCGACGATGATCGCCCGATCCCGGTGGTACTCGACGGGTCGGACGTTGTACTCGCGCGAGAAGGCGTAGAAGATGCCGCCGCCGACCGTCTCCCAGGACGCGCCGAACTGCTCGTTGAAATCCTTCGGGTCGAGCGTGTCACGGGCCTGCTTGACTTCCTCGGCGGGGAGGATGTCCCAGCTGGGCCAGGTGAAGCACGCGCCGTCGGCATAGCTCCCGGAGGCACAGGCATCGCAGAACGCGCGGAACTCCGGGGCCGAGGTCCCGAACCGCTTCGGTACGCCGATCCGCCAGCACCAACCGGCGCGATCGGCCAGGGCGGGGCGAACGGTCCGATCGAACACTCCCAGCTTGTAGTCGCACGATTCGTCGAGCACACCGCCATCCCACGGCGGGCCTTCGAAACGGGCCGGCTTGTCGAACCCGATGATGTAAAGCCGGCTGCCGGTGATCGTCTCGACGAAGAGCTCCGATTCACGGATCCGGCAGATGAGCGCCGGCGGGATCATCGCCCGCAGCTGCTCCCAGGCAATCCGCTTCGCCTGGCGTTCCGTGGGTGCACCGTAGAAGTACCGCGGATCGGGCCACGGCCTCGGCGTCGTGTCCAACAGCGCCAGCACCAGCCGCCGCTTGGCGATCTCCGTCTTGCCCGAGCGCCGGCCGGCCGGGACGGCGATGAATCGGGCCGGCGAGTAGAAGAGCGCACCCTGGACCGGATGCGGGCGTAGCGGCCGCCAGGTCGCCGGGAGTCGCAAGGCATTATTGCAGGTGGCCGTCGCCATGCGCCTCCCCGTTGCCATTGGGGCCAGGGAGTTGAGGCGGCGGGATCGTCGCCTTCATCTCCTTGACCAGTCCACGCAGATCGTCGGCCGTGGGCCCAGTCGGTGCGCTGGGCGTCCCCTCCGCCGGCAGGCCGATGGTGCCGTCCTTGACCTCCTGGCCGAGGTTGATCCGGTCCATGTCGGTCAGCGCCCGGACCGCGGAGAGGGCCGTCCGTTCGTTCGATTTCTCGTTGGTTACCATGTCGAACACCCGCTTGACGATCGCCGCGCGCATCTCGCCGGTAATGGGCCAGCGCTGCCGGGCCGACATAGCCACCAGCCGCAGATCCGACCGGCTGGCAATCTCCGGGCCTTCCCCCTGACCCCCTGGGGTCTCATCCGGAGGCGGCGGATTATTCGCTTGACGCTCATCCACTCGCCGCTCCCTGGTCAACGGACAACGAACGGCGCGGTGGTGCCGAGCCCGTGGATCTCAGCATCGAGCTGGATCCGATCGGAGCGGATTTCATCCAGCGTCTTCTCCGCGCGGTCGGCGATCCGCTTCACCGCCTTGCCGATGCCCTCCTCCTCGTCGTCGACGGCCCGTGTCGAGTACAGCCAGTCACCGGCCAGGGCGGCGCAGAGGTTTACCAGCGTCGCCGCGGCGCCGGCCGACGTGATCGGCAGGACGTATTTCCCACCGCGTAACCGGTCGTTGATCCGGGCCGTGGCCACCACGCGGGCGCGATCGATGCGTGTGGTGATATGGGCGGCGTTGCCCTGGTTTTCGAGGTCTGCCCAGCGGGCCACGTTGGTGGTGCCGAACAGATCCTCGATGTCGGCCCGGGCGCAGTACAGCGATCCATCCAGGCTGTAGCTGAGAGGCGTGCCGCCTACGGGCGTGGCCACCACGACATCAGCCACCAGGCTGTCGACTACCGCCCGCCAGATGATGCCTCCGCCGGCCACGCCCGCCACGGTGGCCGCCACGTAGAGTTCGACCTGGTCGCCGGGATCGTACTCCTCCGGCACAGTGAATGCGGCCCGGTAATTGCCGCTGCCTGTGCTGGTGATGGTGACGACGACGGCGGCGTCAGCGGTTCCGTTGCGGCGGACCGTGCCCGCCGGCAGCGCATCGGCATCGGCCAGCGCCTTGGTCGTCGGGTTATGAGTCGTGAAGCTGCAGCCGACCGGCGCGCCGGGTTTTACGTGCATAGGGCACCCTGTACGATCGCGGAGTGGAGCGGAGAGTCGAAGCGGCCGAGGATGTCGCCGAGATCAGACGTGACGTTGGCGTCCCACCAGCCGCCGAACACCAGGACGGTTGTGCCTGCGGCTGGGCTGGGCTCGATCCAGGGATGGAACAGGTAGAGAGTCGTCATGCCGCCAGCGCCTTGGTCAAGGACCGCAGCAGGGCACCGCCACCGGCTACGTTGTTGATGTTGAAGTCACCATGGGCGGGATCGACGAAGAAGCTGTGCGTGCCAGCGATGGTGCCAACCTCTTCGACTACAGCGCCGTCATGGAGCCCGCCGCAGTTATAGTGCGCACAATTCAGGAGCCGCACACGGCCATTGGTTCCGCCTGCCACTCCGTAGCCGACGACGTTCTCGAAGATGCACGAGTCAACGTCCACAACCCCTGTATTGTTGGTCTGATAGCCGATGGCGTTCTCCTTTCCTCCAGTGCCGGCGATCCCGTAAAAGATGCACTTGCGGAGCACCGCGATCGCGCCGGACTGGATACGGAAGCAACGTTCGCCTCCGGTAAAGATGCACTCATCCCATTCGGTACGGGTGTTGCCGTCGGTGTCAAAGACGCCACGCGAGACAGCCCATTGGCAGTTCTTCATAACACAATGCCGAATCGTCGGCCATGATGCAGCGGAAACACCTTTGCAGTTATAAAAGTAGCAGTCGGTGATGTTTCCAACGTAGGTTCCGGCAATCGCCCAGACTGACTGCCAGTTGGTGAACTCGCAGTTGAGAATCTCTTGAACGTGCCAACCCCTGGTAATCGCACCAGTGTTACCATGCGCTGCGTTCCCGGCGAAGCGGATGCCTCTAACTACGTTGTTCCCGCCCATTGTGACAAGTCGGGCACTGATGTTTGAGTCCCACTGGAAGATCGGGCGAGAAGCTGGATTGCCTTCAAGTCTCGTAAACGACGCACCGCCAGCAGCGAGCGTAATGCGTCCGTTCGATACATTATTGTCGCCAGTCGTGAACGTATACGTGCCAGAGTCGACGTAGATCAGATTGCCGCCGACGTGAAGGCCACCTGCCTTCCCTGGAGTCGCCAGCGCGCCGCCTAGCGACCACACACCGCCGCCTGTACCTACTGCCGCAGGCGAGCGGTCTAATCGCCACTTGCCCGACTGAATCGACACGATATGGTACGCGCCAGGTGTAAATCCTGCACCAGCGGTGATCTGGATGATGTTGTTGACATCAGCCGTGTCTGGTGTATGACCATCTGGGGTCACGTCAGTATTAACCGAGCTATCTACGGTGAGGTTGACTCCGCTGGCGTGAGCGGCGTCCTGCTGGGACCGGTCAACGCCCTGGCCGCCGGGGACGAATCCCCCGCCGTTGTTCTCGTTGCCGCCGATGCGGACACGCCAGACGGTTGCCGTCGGAATGGCCATTGTCTCGCCTCAGAAACGGGGCTGGATGTTGACGGCCGGCTTGCTCAACGCCACCAGGTAGGCCGGGTTGGAGTCGAGGCCGGTTATGATCGTACGCGGATCATTCGCTGAATTGGCCGCAACGGGTGACGCGAACAGTTCCGGGGTGGCGCCGACCAGCGGAGCGATCCCGTCATCGGCGTAATCCTGGATCAACTGCCGCATCGTGCGCACGGCACTGATGAACACGTCGCCGGCGATGCGGAGCTTTTCGTCGACGAAGGCGACGGCTTGGGCGTTGGTGTTTTCGGCCATTGGTTTCCTTTCGCGTCAGGGGCGGGTCCGTAGGGCTTGCTTGATGTCCTGGAGGTCCTGGCGGATGATCGCCAGGCTTTCATCCCAGGATCGCTGTCGCTCCTGGACGACGGCTTCCAGGGTGACCGTCGCAGCCCGCGCATCGTTGGCGCGATCGATCGCCAGCAGCACGGCAAAGAGAATCCCGACCAGCAGGGTACCGAGCGATACGATGGCCCAGTTGGTGCCCTTGTGCCGTGCTTCGCACTTCGCTTCGGTCACGGATACATGACCGTCGT